ATCTCCATACGCAGACAACCCCATTATTTTCCCATTTTCAAGTGCATGCTGATTAATTAAAGATGTTGCACTTTCGTATGTTTTTACTATACCGTACATAGATCTGCATTCATAGTCGCAATCTAAGTTCTGATCTGCAACTGTTTTTATAAATCTTGGTGCCATCGTGTTCATCATCCAAAAATTTTTATAAATAGGCACAAATGAGTTTGGGTAAGATGCAACGTAGACAGATTCTGCTTCTCTTGCAGAACCAAAAACTTCTGATCCCATCCTATCAATAACAAAAACTAAAGACTCACTAAATCCACTATCATAAAATGCCAAGTTCGCATGTATTAAATGATGTTCATTTGAATAATCTGCTGAAAAATTAACATTATGATATTTTTTTACTATCCTATCAATATAGTTTTCAAAATGAAATTGATTAAATGATGGGGAACTATAAGCCAATGAAATTTCTTTTTTATCTTTAGGAGCATTAGATATTCCAAGAATTGGGAATCTATCTCTTTTAATTCCACTAAGTCTTTCTTCTTTAACAAAATACTCTACATCTCCGTTATTTAATATACAGGTTGATGAGTCGTGCTCTGCTGATATCCCAATTATTTTCATAATCCCCCATTTTATAGAAGCAGTTTATCCTCATGCTCAGGAGTATAGAAAAATTATACTAAACAGCAAAATACCATTAGGTATATATTTCTCTAATACTATTATAGCCTAAAGACTACTTGATTTCAATAGTCTTTGGCTTTTTATCTTCAGGAATGACACGATCTACATTAATATGTAGCATACCATCCTTCATTTCTGCACCAGTCACTTCCATATATTCTCCAAGAGCAAATGATCGTACAAATTTACGACCAGCAATGCCCTTATGAACTACTTCAGCATCTATTACCTCTACGATTTCACCCTTAATAATAAGAGTTCCATTGTCTACTGAGATATCAATATTTTCCCTGGAAAATCCAGCAATAGCCAAAGAAATCCTATATGTATCTTCATCTAGTTTAAGAAGATCGTATGGAGGATATGTCTGTGAGTTTGTTTTATGTGCTGTATTTAAGCGGCCTAACTCTCTGTTAAAGCCAATAAAAAAAGGATCATTGAATAGATCCATTGCATGTGTTACTACCATTTTATTCCCCTTTCAAGCGAATAAGTTATGTACCCCCAATCGGCAGGTACATATATATTATATCAAACTTTTGTAGCCCTACAGAGAATTGAACTCTGCTCACCAAGATGAAAGCCTGGTATCCTAACCACTAGAAGATAGGGCCGTGGAGCGAGTGACCAGAATTGAACTGGCACCATCTGCTTGGAAGGCAGAAGCACTACCATTATGCAACACTCGCTTTTGCTGGTCTGGCAGGTCACGATCCTGCGACTTCCGAATTAACAGTTCGGCACTCTACCAACTGAGTTACAGACCAAAGCCTTTTATGGAGTTACTTGAACAACCTTGTTGCTAAGTGATCCAGCCTTTAACCATTGAGCAGCAACTGCTGCTGTTGCTGATGATGTTGTTTGAGGAATCAATCCAAAAACAGATGAAGTGTATGAGTATAGGTTTGATGAAGCAACATAATCTGTATTTTCATCAAGAGCATTTACGCTTACCAAAACTCCACTTGAGTTAAGTTCTCCAGTGCTTACAGAAACTGTGTCTGTAATACATGCTGGATAGTCAATCTTTGTACCAGGCTTATTTCCAGTTGATACGAATACTGGAATGCCCTTTGATTTTAGGGTAGCAATAAGGCTTCTGATTGTAGCATCTGCTCCTTTTACTCCTCCATATGCTGCAGTATTGGTTGTTGCTGGAGAGCAAACCTTGTTTCCGTTAAAGTATCTTGATAAAGATACTGCTCCAACCTTTGAAGAATTTGCGTTTACCCAGTTTAATGCATCAATAAAGTTTCCAGGGTTTACTGGATTTACTGTTTTAGCACTTGGAGTTGTTGAAAGCAAGAGGATAACTGATAAAGAAGGATGTTGCTTCTTTGCAACTTCAGCCATAGCATTTCCATGATTTACTTCTGCAGATGGCATGTTTGTTGTTACTCTTGTAATATCTTTACACTTTGTGTTAGTAATTGTAATACAAGATACGTTCTCATTGTAAACTCTTGAATCAAAGTATGAGTCAATAATTACTAATGACTTTTCTGTTGCTGCTTCAGATGGAACCAGTGCTAACACTGATAGCATTGCTGATATAATTCCCACTGCGATTTTCTTCATTTTTTCTCCTTGTTAGTTTTCTTTGATTTTAATTACTACTTGGCAAGGGTCTCCGCCCTCTTCCCATTCTTGTTGTTCTTCTTCATTCATATAGGGATCACCTTCATGAGTGTTACAGAACGGTTCAGTTACCCATCCCCGTTCAATTCCGTTTTCAAGCCAAATCTCAAACTCTCTATAGTCGGAGTCTTTGTCTTGCATATTATTTAAAATTTCTTCCCATTCTTCGGACATATTATAAGTATACTCCTAAAGGCTTACTACGTCAACTGGGCCCATGCATGATGGGTTAAATTTAATTGCAGCATTTACTGCTTGAATAACTCTGTTCCTTGCATTTTTTTGCTTATCTGTTGCATACAAAACCCCATAAGCGTACTCTGCTCCAGAGCCCATTGCAAGATATGGAAGTGTGTATTTAGATAAAGACATGTCTGCAGAACTATGCTCATAGATTTGTCCACGAACACAAATAATTAACCCAAGGTCTCCGTCTTTAGATGTGTCTACCCAGAACTCATTATAAAATTCTTTTAGTTCTTTAACAAACCTTGTCTGCATAAATCTATCTGTGTCTTTAATGTTAGGGGCAGTTGGTTTAAAGTTGTAACGAATTCTTTCTCCGTCCATTGCCCCTGCGTACCCAATAAGGTAAGGCCCTATCTTCCAAACCTTTGGTGCTTCAAGTGCTAAAATGGTTCCATCATCTGATGCTCCACGATCTCCAGCCATGTAAACTTTATCTTCATGGCGAACTACAGCAATACAGGTCATGACAAAACCCCTCCCAGATTAGGTATATTTAAGTATACCAGTTCCCCAGGAGGGGTGTCAAGCAAGGTCTAAATTATGACTAATTAGCCTTTTTGTCTACTGATTTAAACGCATCATTGATTTCTGCCAATGATAGTTTTCCATCGTCCAAAAAAGCCCTAGCCAGCCTTTCAATAACTGTTGCTACTCCTAATAATCCTGCAAGCATAACTGCCTGTATTGTATCAATTCCTACTACGGCTCCTGCTCCCAAGACTGATAGTCCTGATGCTGCGAATACCGCAAGAATTCTCATTAAGATATTTGTTATTGCTTTTTGTGGGTGTTCATTTTTTGGGGGTTCTACTACTTTTTTAACTGCCATTATTCTTCCTTTCTTAGTGGTATTGTGATTAGCCAGACTATTGTTACTGCAAGTACTGCAATACCAACAATGTCTCTTGCTGATCCCGTCAAAGTTAGCCATGCGATGAAGAAGCCAAGGAGGGTGAATGCCTGTGCAATTAATTCCATTCCTGCGTCTCTAAACCACTTGATTAATCCTTTGAGCATTTTGCCTACCAGGTTGATGGCTTTATTGATTATTTTCATTTATTCCTCCTTATTACTGATGCCGCTATTTGTGATGCAATGACCACTGGGACAATTACTTCTTGCGCTTTCTCTCTCTGATCATCTGTCATATCCATACCCAACTCAGAAAAATTGGATAGGAGTTCTGTAACATCCACTTCAAAGACTGCTGCAAGTGGGTCTGCTAAGAATGCTTCTGTTTGTACTTCTGTTACTGCATCTGCTAATGTAAATGGCATTGGAGTTTCTCCTGCGTCCCCTGCTCTTTCTGAGAACTCAACAAATGCTTCAGCAAGTGCTGGGTTAGACTTCATTTGCTCAGCAATCTGTGCAACCTCTGAAGGTTTAATGCCAAGGTCTTCTGCAACCTCAGCCTTTGCTTCTTGAGTCAAGGCTCTAAGTGTTTGGCTAACTGCTGTTACTTGTTCAGGGGAAAGAGTAACTAACTTATTATCACTGCTTGTAAGGTTAGCAATAACATTAGATAGATCTTCTTCTGTTCCAGTTCCCTTTTCAGGAACAAGTGCTGCTAATACCTCATCAATAATTTCTGAATCTGGTTCATTCCAGGGATTTTCTTCTGGCTCTGGATCTGGTCCAGGTTCTGGTGAAGGTTCTGGGGTAGGTTCTTCAGTAGGCTCTACAACTGGCTCTTCAGTTGGTTCTGGATCTGGTGTGACCTCTGGGGTAGGTTCAGGTGTAGGCTCATCTGTAGGGTCTACTGTAGGCTCTGGAGATGGCTCTGGTGTAGGTTCTTCAGTTGGTTCATCTGTAGGGTCTGGTGAAGGTTCTGGGGTAGGTTCTTCAGTAGGCTCTTCAGTAGGCTCTTCAGTTGGTTCTTCAGTTGGTTCTGGAGAAGGTTCTGGTGTAGGTTCTGGGGTAGGCTGATTGGCTGCAGCATTGGCTGCTGCCTGAGCAATAGCAGCATTAAGTTCTCTTTGTGCTTGCTCATAATAATAGTCCCACGCATTACTAATAGCATTATTTAAGTCAATGATTGACTGCTCATATTCATCTTCTGCATCTTCTTTATTTTGTAACGCAATTTCTACATTTGATACAGCAGTGTTATAGTTATTAGTTTTAGTTGTCAGGGTTTGGTTGTAACCACTTAGTGTTGAGACTGCTTGGTTATAAACATTTAATTTATCATTATATACATCTTGTGCTGAGTTCTTTGCAGCAAGTGCGTTGTTGTAGGCGTTTGTTTGTTCTTGGGTTGCTCCAGATCCATGAGAAAATGTATTAAGATTGCAACTAAAGTCTTGTCCCCATACTCTTGGGTTGCCAGCATAGTCACAACCTGCACTAGTCCACCCTCCAGGGATTCCCCAGCCAAGAAGGTAGGATCCAGGGCCTCCTCCGTTGTACCACCATATTTCTACATATAAAGTTTTGTCTTCACTAACATCATATACGGGAGAATAATCACTCCAAATTGTTCCTTGCTCTACCCAGTTATCAACAGCAAGTTGACCATCAATATACATTCTAAAACCATCATCTGTATAACCAGCAAAGTAGGTTTGAGTAAACCATGAAGGTACTGTTATTTTTCCAGTAAACTTAACTATAAAGTTTTCATATCTATTACCACAAACTGGGCGAGTCATATAGTTTCCATTTAGTGTTCCACTACATAAGAATTGATCTGTGGCTGCAAGTCCATTAACTCTAATTAGACTATAAACATCGTATGCCAAACCAGCAGAACCAGCGCTGTCTAATGCTTGCTGAGCGTTTGAAAGATTAATGTTGGCTACTCCAAGTGCATCGTAGGCATCATTTTTATTTTCTAAAGCAGTGGCTACCTCTTCTGTTTGTTCATCTACTGCTGATTGGGCTAAGTCTTTTTCTTCAAGTGCCGTGGTTTCTGCGTCAAGAGAGTCATCATAGAGATCAGAGGTTTGAGACTGGACTGATTGTGCAGATACTGCAAGGTCATATTTGTCTTCTGCCTCTTGGATTAAGGATATAAATTCATCCTTGTAGCCAAGGTCATCTATGCTATTGTTAAGTTCTTGTATTTCTTGGGCTGCAATAGTTAGTGGGTCGTCTGAATTAGCCTCTGTTGGAGCAATAAATAACCATCCAAAAGCAAGTAAAATAACCGTAGATATACGCAAGAGTTTATTCAAGTGGTGGACTCTCCTCTTGCCTATTATATCAAATTATTCAGTTAGACATAGTGATATAACAAAAAAGGGAGCCAAATTAATGGCTCCCCTAGTTGTTGGACTAATTACTTAACGTAAGTAACCTTGGCCTTTGGATTCTTTGCATTCCACTTCTTAGCAAGTGCATTGAAAGCATCCTTGATTGACTTAAGTGCAGCAGCATTATCTGCTGTTAACTTAGCGATAGTTGCATCCTTAGCAAGGACAACTGCATCTGAAGCAGTCTTTGCATCAGCAAGTGCCTTAGCAGAAGCAGCCTTCTCAGCAGCCAGTGCAGTTGCAGAAGCAGCCTTCTCTGCTGCAAGTGCAGCATCTGAAGCAACCTTAGCAGCAGCAGCATCTGCAGCAGCCTTTACGACTGCAGCATCTGAAATTGCCTTAGCAGCAAGTGCTGCATCCTTAGCAGCCTTCTCAGCAGCGAGTTCTGATACTAGATCACGAACTGCAATCTCTGCAAATGGTGCAAGTGTACGAGCAGTTAGACCAACTACGTCTGCAGATGAAGCATCAGAAGATGTTGTTGGAGCAAACATGATTAGTGAACGTGTTCCAGTTGCTGGAAGGGTTGCTGTAAACTTTGCAACTCCAAAATCTGAAAGTGTTGCACCAGTTGTTGCTGTTGCTGAATCAAGTGTTGCTGTTGCAGCAAATACGGTTGCAGTAAGTGACTTAGCAGAAACCTTGTTTCCAAATACGTCTGTTGCTGTAACCAAAATATCTTGCTTTGTTCCAGCAGCACCTGTAGCAGGAGCAGACACTGTTAGATTATTAATCTTGCCAGCAGTTCCTTGTACGTAGTATGTAAAAGTAGTTCCCTGATTGGTAACAGTTACTGTACCAATTGCAGTAGTCTTTGTGTAGACATAAAATGTTGCTGTTGTTCCTGTACCAGTTGCAATTGTCAAAGATGATGTTCCTGACGTTGCTCCTACTGGTGCAGCAGATGTGTGTAGTGCAGACACGATTGTTGCGTTTGTTGCTACTACAGTAACTGCTGTTCCTGTGTCAACTGTTGTTACGAACTTTAGTGCATCAGCAGCATCAACTGAGTTGTCTGCAGGCACTGGCAATGAAGCAGGCGTAGCAATTGCAGAAGCCGTTGTGTTAGGCGTTCCAGCAAGATCTACAGCAACTGTCATTACAGCAGCGTTTGCAGGCGTTGCTACCATTGTGCCCAATGTCATGGCTGCAACCATGGCAAGAGCGAGTTTCTTAAATGAATTCATTCTTTCTCCTTGTTAGTTTATCTAGTCCAATGACTAGAATATTATATTAAATTAAAACCATCCAAAAAATCCCTAACATCGTCAGGCATTTTCCGATTATCTAATTCTACCATACCCCTGTCTTTCTCCGCAAGTCGTGCTGAAGTAGACCAAGTATGGACTTCTATTTCTGTATTATTATTCTTTGGTGTATGTGATATTGCTCCAAATACCGCACCAGTTACGGCATCTGCAAGGTCTTTAGATTTTTTGCGGGGGTGATCTACACGATTACCCTTCATAATTTTAAGTTCTGACATTTCTTCTAATAGGATAGGTATTCTTGGAATAGAAACACGCTCTTCATAAATCATCATAGCCAGATCTTCGTAGTGCTTCTTGGCAACAGATACTGTCTCAGTCCTAATTCCAACAGCCTGCAACTCATTTTGGATATCAAATGATTGCCAACGGTCAAAAGAAACCATGCCAATATTAAAACCTTGTCTGCGTAGATTCATAATCCACTGCTTAACTTCAGATAGATTTACAGGACCCTCTGCTCTTGGTTCCCACCATGCAACTGCATCTACTACTACAATTGGTGCTACTTGTTCGTAGTCTTTAATTACCTGGATATTTACCCACTTGTCTACGTGAGCAATTGCTACCGCACATTTATCGTGTTTTTGTGCAAGGTCAGCATGAATATAGTATGTCTTATCTGGATCTGGTACAAACGTTTCGTCAAACCTTCTAAACGAATCTAATGGATTTCTACTGTTCATGCACTTCTCAACCTTGTCAATCTGTTTAAAGAAAGCATCAGATGAATATGTTGGCATACAAGCAAAACGCATCATGGCATCACCAAGGTCAGTATAGAACGCTACTTTAAAGTCTTCTATCTTACGGGTTGGATTTACTTCCCATGTAGGTCTTTTGAATGCGTATATCCTTGGAATTTTGTATTGAAGAATGTTGTCTTCCTCCCACGAAATTTCAAACTGATTTCCAGGATCATCGTGTGGCAAATCTTCATTTATAATAAATGTATGTCTGCGCTCAACAGTTTCTTTGTCAGCAATAACAGATTCGTATCGTTGAGAAATAAAGTCACCTTGATAGCGTGGGAATGAAAGCAAAACAACCTTACCAAGGTCTGGGAAACGAGAGTCTACTGTTCCACGAAATGCTTTATAAATATTATCAGCAGTCTTTCCTTGTTCATTTCCAGATACAACCTCACTTGCAAAACCAGAAATCTCATCAAGCACTGCCATAAGTAGGTTCAAACCCTCATGAGATTCTCTTTCTGAGTGTCCAGAATAAACAGTAATTGCTTTGTCAAACTCAATTGAGTCAGCCTTTGCATTATACTTTCCAGCAAACCAAGGTGACTTTTCAATCTTTGTTTTAAAACCTTTAAAGAAAACGTTCTTTGCCTGCTGTGCGTTAACAGCAACGTTAATAATATCAATAGCATCTCCTGCAGGCTTACCAAAATAAATTGCTGGGTCTTTTAGGCATAGAAGTTTGTATACTACATATGCACATGCAACTGTTGAGATAAAATCTTTACCACTACCCTTGCCAAGTTGAAGGATTAGTTCGTTTTTTGTGTATTTATTAAAATGATTTAGACCTTCTGCAGGTCCCATAATATCAATTAAGTCTTCTTTACGATATATCTGACTCATTGCTTCAACAATTTCGTATTGAATATCAGATAAAATTGGTTGACCAAGATAGTCAGGTGACTGAACAAATGTCTTTACGTCAACTGGTTTTTCAACAAAATGATTCTCTTTTAATACCTCAAGAAAATCATTGAACATCGTGGACAACAGTAATCACTTCTCCCTCTTTTGCAATAGCAGAAAGGCGTTGCATAATAATATCTCTTACTTCTGGATGCTCTGAAGCAATATCTCTTAGGATTCCAACAAGAACTTCTTGCCGTCTTTCAATTTCAATCATTTCTTCTGCAAGTTCTTTGTTTTCAAGAAGACCTGCTTTTTGAAGCATATCAATTCTTCTTGACTCAATATCTAAAACTAGTTTAATTCCAGCAGTCTTTGCACTAAGGTTTGTTGATAGGCTTGCCTCATCAATAACCTCATACGCCTTTGTAATTAATTTTGTGTAGTGCGTGTCTGCTCCTACTAGGGCTTCTTTAGCACGAGCACGAATAGCATCATTAGCGGATGCCATAACCTTCCACTCATTAATTAAAGATACAACACGAGTGCGTGGTATTTCTAGTTCTTTAGAAATAACAGTTGGGTCATTACCCTTAAGGTATTCAGTAACTACCTGATTTACTTCATCAAGATGATTAATTAATTCTGACTCAGTTGACATGTTTTAATTCTCTTGCAATTTTTAGTAAAATTAGATAACCAATAAGGTCATCAATGTCATTATCTCCTACATAAGAACCACCTCTTGTAATCCTAGATAGTTTGTCATCTATTCTTACATGAAGTTGTTCTATGTTGTCAGATGTGGAAAAAATTCTAACAGGATTTAACGCAGAATTTCCATATGATTTATTTTTTGCAATAAGCATAGACTTAATTTCATCACAAACTTGTCCAATAGTAAACTGTGTTTCTTCGCTCATTTAGTAACCTCCACTGATAGTCTTTTAAAACATCTCAAACAGTTCGTATATGTTCTCCCAGTAAATGGGCAAGAAGATATTGAGGATTCTGTGTGTTTACAAAACAGCCTTTGTGCAAGCGCCTTTACAACATCCATAAAATGCTTAATAATTTTCATCTTCATCTTCCTCTAGATTCCAGTCAAAAGATTCTGGAATGTTTTTAAGTGTAGCAATTGCGGTTACAAGTCCTACAGCCATAACCAATGATATAAAAGCCATAAAATATTTAATCTTTTTCATCGTTTTGATTTCCTTAATCCAAATTTAGCAAGGTACACGTAGATAGTCTCAACACTGGCTCCGCACTCCTTTGCAATCTCTTCTGGAGTCTTTTTATCCATAAGATAGCGCTTACGCATATAGACTTCTGATGTATATAGTTTAGCAGGCATGGCGTTATTTGTCAACTTCCGTATCAATAACATCATAATCATAGGCGTTTGAGTCTTCAAGCATCCATTTATCATAACTTTCAACATCCCACTTGTTTGTATTAATGAGTCTTTGTATAACTAGATCTTTTTTTGTTACAAATGAAGGCTCTTTTAGTCTTACCCGATTATTAGGCTGGATAGCGAAGTTTCCATCATCCCTTTGAATTACATGACCACATTTATGCTGCCCTGGGTTTTCAGAATATCCATCATCTAGGATATTTGTTTCTGGGTTATGCCAGTCAAGAGTAAATAGATAAGTTCCAGGAATACTTGTTTTTGTTCTGTCAATGTATGACATTCTCATGTTACTTAGGTTTTCAAACTTTGTAACAGAAACGTAAGGGCTAAAAGAATTCCATAAAACAAGATTATGAATTGGCTCTTCTGGAACTCCTGGTTTTGTGCAGAAAGCATTGATTGGCATTCTCCACCAAATACCACCATCTTCCATTAAGAAATGAAACAAAGGGCTTCTGCTTTTAATGCTTGATACTCCAAAAATAACGCATGGAAAATATTGATCATGACTATCCTCTTGATCTCTTAAAAAATTACCACGAACATAGCATTCAATTGGTGGTATGTTTGCATTTAACTCTGGCATTACTTACTTTCTCCTATCGCCTTATCCCAATTTTTTATAGCCCAATGACCAATTCCACAAGCATCTGCAACATCGTTGTCTGTAATTGTTCTATCATAATTAATATTAATAAAATTAATAGTTCTTTCTTTACGAAGCATTCTTTCGTGAGCCTTGTAGTATGAATCAGACTTT